GGAAGAAGCTCACCTTGTTCGTTTAACTGTCGCATACGGGAATCTTCACGAATCATCACAATGTGTTCTGGATTAACAAAGACCTCCTTTAAAGTATACTTACATTGTGTCGTTAGGGTATTATTACTGCAAACTTCTGTTAGTTTAATCAGCACCGGTCCTCCATCGGGTAAACACAATTGCGAGCTACTGTTGTCTCTCTACCCTGTGCATATACCACATAAGTACCGGCTTGGAATCGCGCTCCAATGGGAGTCTCCTTGAGAAACACTCCCACAATTGGCTTCTTGGTCTTGTCGATATAAATGTTCTCTTTATCAAACAATATAACATCTTGGGGTATATAAATTAAATCTCCATGTTCCATAATTTTACTCCGTTTGTATGATTCCAAAGTTGGTGGTAACCAGGGTGCCAGCACAGCTAGCAGCATTTTTAAGCGCTGTTTTGGTAACTTTCACAGGATCCACAATTCCGCTTTCATATAGATTAACTATCTCACCGGCACGAAAATCCCACCCCTCTGTTGATTCGCTGTTTAAAACTTTGTCTATGATAATGTCGGGCGACTCGCCGGCGTTTGTTGCCATTTGTCGGATGGGTGCTTTACATGCCTCGCCAATTATGGTTATACCATGAACGGCACCATAGCCAGTTCCATCAGTCATTAATGCAATCGTCTGTGCTGCTCTAAGGAGTGCAACACCCCCACCACCAACAATGCCCTCTTCTTGGGCAGATCTAACCGCCTCTAGGGCATCTTCAATTCGATGCTTCTTTTCGGTCATCTCAACCTCGGTCGAACCGCCCACACGAATGACCGCAACCCCCGATGCCAGACGAACAATTCTATCTTGATATTTGGCCGCTTCTTGCAACGACTCAGTTTGCTCTATAGAACGCTTCAGGCTTTCTATACAATCGTCAATAGCTGACACATCACAGTTACCTCCCACAATGGTGGTGATATACTTGGTACTTTCTATAGATTTGGCAGAACCAAAATGTGACATCTTAACGTCTTTTAGGTTCATTCCACTTTCACGACTAACAAAAGTTGCACCGGTAGAAAGAGCCAAATCTTGCAATAACTGGCGACGTTCAATGCCATAGTTGGGCGCCTTAATCGCCGCTACTTTTAAAGTGCCGCGCATGGCATTCATAATTATGGCAGCCAGCGCTTGACCTTCGATGTCTTCTGCTATTATAATAAGTGGCCGGCCTTCTCTTGCTATCATTTCCAAAATTGAAATTATTTGATCAACTGTTGTAATTTTATAATCGGTAACTAAAAGGAGGGGGTCTTCGTGATGCATAAGTGCCCTTCTTTCGTCGGTAACAAAGGCGCCGGCGCAATAGCCCGCTTTAACTTTGAATCCCTCGGTTACATCTAGAGATGTTTCAAGGGCCCGTGATTCTTCAATAGTAATAGAGCCATCTTGACCCACGCGATCAACCGCCATGGCAACTAGCTTGCCGATGGATTCATCATTATTAGCAGAGATAGTGGCAATATGTTCAATATCTGATAACGTGCGGACTGGTGTGGACATCTCTGTTAGATTTTTAAGCACTTCTTTTGTTGCCAGATTGATTCCTCTCTGTATTTCAATCGGACAAACACCGGAGGCCACAAATCTTTGTGCCTCTTGAAATATTGCGCGCGCAATTACCGTGGCAGTCGTAGTGCCATCGCCGGCTTCGCTGTTTGTCTCGACTGCTGCTTGTTTAATCACCTGCGCAGCTGCGTTTTCAAAAGGATCATCGCAGGCAACAAACGCTGCGACTGTTACTCCATCTTTTGTAATAAAGGGTGTCTTTCCTTTCTCTTGCAATAGAACATTCCGGCCGCGGGGCCCAAGCGTGGAAGCAACATTGTCCGCCAGCTTGTTTGCGCCATTCATTATCTTTTGTTGTAGTGTCTGGTTGTCGTCGTAAGCGCGACTCATTCATACCTCATGGATCATATCTATTATAACCTCTTTTTGGAATTGTGTCAAATTCTATTTTTTGGTTTTTAATATTTCTTTCGAACTAATATTATCTGCGTTTGATGTAGCCGATCCGGCTAGCTCATCATTCTCTAAGCCACCGGCAAAAAATTGGTTTAGGCTATCTGATAGGATCTTAAGTGATTGGAAGATTTCGTATACTTCTTCATTTAATATCTCGCGCACACTTTCAACAGCACGTGCAACCATTTGGCGCCCAACCATGATTGAACCGACATCAATTGTATTGGTGGGCGGTCCTGGGTTTATGGACTGTTTTTGGTTTAAAGCAAAGTGATAAGTATTTAGATAACCTAAAGTATTTTTGAGCGCCTGTTTCTTTTGTCCTATCCCAAGCATTCCATATTCGCGCGCCGATTCTTCCGGAGACAAAAACTCTTCCCCAGCAATCATCTGGGCAATCTGCTGCTTTCGTTCACTCTTTTTATCTGTGGCCGTTTGCGATTTAATTACCGCCTTATTTGCTGCCATGATAGCATCGTATACGAATTGATGAAGCTCGGGAAGCTCAGGATAAGCAGCTTTGACAAATCTGCTAATGGTGCGCACATTTAGAGTCCCAATTCCTCGAACTTTATTCTTATTAAAGATCTCGTCACTCTTTTCCCAATTCAAGTCTTCCACGAGCTTATCTACATTTATAAGGTCCGGATTGTCTAATTTCTTGATTCCTGCGCGTAACGCATTCGTAAATATAGGGGTTAACTCCTCTGCCGATAGCTGCTTTTCTTTGGCGGCGAGGCCGAGCCTCTCCCCTGCGCCCGCTTGTTGGCCGGCTTTAATCGCGCTTATCACAACGCGGGGCAGCCGGATAACTTCACTCAAGCGTGATTGAGCCAAAATATCCATAACGTTTTTAAGAGTAAAGTCGAATTGATAGAAATTAATCTGGCCCTCTTGTTCGAGGCCTTTGCCGGCTAGCTTTTTGGTGCACACCACATATCGCATTCCGCCACCAATTCCCATATATTTTGGATCAACCAAATCATTCACTAAATCGGTAAAGCTGCCGCCAACTTCTAGTTGGCCTTCCTTATAGAGTTTAAGACTCACAGGTATCTCAGATCCTGCCGATCTGTCAACATAGTCCGCAATCGTGTTGTTGCCAGCGGGAATCTGATAACCGTTCACCAGTGCTGCCAAGAAAGATTCGAAACTAAAACCTGCGGATGAAGCGTTAAAGTTTGTGATTACTTTGGTGAGAGTTTTATAGAAAACCAAGTATGAAATGGCTTGGACGATTCTTTTTGTTCTGTCTGTACCGGCCTGCTCTGAAATCATCTCGGCGCCGCTAGTGTAAAACTGGGAAATTCCTGCTATCTTCTCAGCCAGATCTTTGCCCTTAATATTTTTAAGGTAATCTTCAAGGAGGGCGCGCTGTGGGCCTTTAATCTCAACACCCTCTTCTGTTGTTCGAACATCAGACCAACCAATCTCCGACACAGCAATGTCAGGAATCATCTTTAAGATCATCTCTATTGTTTGATCTTCGCTTGCATCGCCAGCGAGGGCGCGGGGCATTTCAACTTCTTCGGAAACAACGTTGGCAACGTCAAAGACTTCTTCCACCATTTGCATCAGCATTTTTAAATCAAGCTTGCCAACTTGTTTTATATACTCTTCTTGTAGGATCTCATTTAACGTAGACATTCAAAACCTCAGATAATTATATCAGCTATACCTAATTTTACAGCTTCTTCTGCTGATAAATAGACGTTAACCTTGCGTTCCAGCATATTTTTAATATCTTCTTTTGTCATGCTTGTTTCATCCGCCAACGCGTCTATATAGCTTTCCTGCAAATCTTGGAGTGCTTCCATCTCGTTAATCAAGTTGGGAAGGGAGCCGTGACTCCCGGCCATGGCAGAATGAATCATAACGCGACAGTTCTTGCCGATCTTTCGCTTGCCTTTCGTGCCGGCTGCTAACAACAGTACACCGGCCGACATAACCTTCCCCATTCCGATGGTGTGAATCTCTGTTTCTTCACGAACTTGCCTCATTACATCATACAGAGCAAACATATCGTCTGCATTTCCGCCATAGGTTGAGATATAAAACTCAAGTGGCTTTTTCTTATCGTCTGGTAGTTCCCGGTTTGTTTCGTTTAGATATAGTATTGCGTGTACTATCTCAGCGACCTTCTCGTCGTCCACTTCGCAAAAAAGCCCAACTAAATTCAGGTCTGGTGCAGGTGGGCCCTGGGATTCACGCAAAGATTCTGGATCAATAAAGATAATTTTGTCTTTGCTGGTATCCCTTTGCTCCTCCTCTAGGATTGATTTTATGATTTCTTTAATTTTGCCGATCATCGTCTACCTCCCAAAATTTTAACGCAGCCTCTCTACTAGCCATCAGATAGCGCATAGCACCTGGCCAGTCCTCAAACTCCACCATTGAACGAAAAAATGGTGGATGGTACTCCAGAAGAACCGCAACGGAGCGATCTTTAAACAGTACAACGTCTTCATCATGGCGATATTCAAACTTTCGAATCTGTTCTTTTGACTTATCGCACTCTTTCATTTGTTGTATGGTTAAGGCTTTGGTGTAGGCGAAATTCTCTATTGCTTTAACGATAAGAGACAAATAAATAATATTAGAGGCCTTAACAAGCAACAGCGATAAACGTGCGGCCCTCAAAAAATAAAACGTTTTATGGGTTATGTACCCAAACAGAAACGTTAATAAATAGATCCACCAATATCCCATGTAACCTCAAAGAAAAAAGCCGCCAGCATCAGCAGCGGCTTTTATATATTATAACTTCTCGTAAAACAAATGTCAAATTAAAATTAGTTTTTAGTTAGACGCTTAATAATTCTTTCCGCGATGGCGTTTGCGGTTTCTTCTTTTACTTGCTTTTGTTGTAGGCGCGCCACAACTCGGCGAGCGACCTCGGCCACAACTTGATCTTGGTTTTCATAGCGCATAGAACCGCCACCAGCTTCTATGGGCTCCTCTTCGGCTCCGACATCAAGGGGAATCTCCATCTCGGGCGCCTCGTCAGCAACAGGCTCGTCGAGAGCCGGCTCGTCTTCGTGCTCAACGTCAACATCGACGTCCGCTAGGGCAGCTAGCTGTTGTAAATCGTCAACAATGCGACTAACAAGATCTTCTGCTTCGCCGGCTCCTTCATCGCCTAGGCCGTCCATTTCAACGTCGTCTTCGGCATCGAGAGCGTCAACATCGTCGACCTCTGGGCCCACATCGACCGGTTCGTCGGCCATGGCAAATTCCTCTTCTTCGGGGCCTTCTTCTAATTCATCCACGGGCCCGCCATATTCTGAAATTTTTGCATCGTTAATCGCGCCTACGCTAGCTAGCTTTAGGAAGCGACGAATTTCTGCTTCTGTTAAAAGTGTCTTACGAGCCATTATGAATTCTCCTTGAAATCTCACTCAAACATAAATAGTGTTTTTTTTTCTTATTGTCCATAAAATCTTATGTTTAATCGACAAGTAAACGATTTTTTCTCATTTTCAAAAGGGCACCGGTCTCTATTTGTTTAACTCTGGCGAAAGATATCCCCAGGCGCTCGCCTATTGCGCGTAGTGTGAGTGGCCCATTTTCATAGACCGTCACCAAACAACAATTATAATCTTGAGGGTAATCAATCCATTGCCGGCAACTCTGTTGCTCACACACTGCACTCTTGTTTATACACTGCTTTGCGCAACCTCTTAAGCCAGATTCCTTCATAGTTCTGGGTGCTCTTCTTCTAATAAATCAAATATGTTTTCTATTTCTTTCTTGTTCAGTCCTATTTTTTTAGTGACCTCTTTTCCTTTGGTCTGTAGTTGTCTTGATTTGATTGTATGCTTCTTTGATTGCTGTTTAATTTCATCTACAAAGCTTTGCATGTGCTCGTCGCCTTCAAGATATCCAGTTATAACACAACGAAAGAAATCAGATTGGCGCAGACCATCATGCTTAAGTCTGATGAGAAGTTTGGCATGGCGATGATCATTTTCGGTAAAAACTATCCTCTTAGTTAGATTGCCGTAATCTATCTCATGCATGTCTACCATTTCCTTTCTGTGATATGAGGCTTGCTTTCATAAAGACCGGAGGGGGACTGCTGAACAAACTTGGCTTTTGTGTGAAATTCTTCAATGGAGCGGGCGCCTGAGTAAGACAGTCCGGAACGAATTCCTCTTTCTAGATCTTCTAACACTTTTCCAACACAGCCACGATAAGGCACTCTCGAAGAGACTCCCTCAAAAGATGAGTATTTTCCGCGCCATTTAAGTTGAGCCTCTTTGCTGGCCATTCCGCGGTACATTTTCCAACGAGTGCCGTCTCTTTCCTCAAAAACCTTCCCCGGCGATTCATCAGTTCCAGCCAATAAAGATCCCACCATAACCGCATCGGCTCCGGCGCCTATGGCTTTTACAATGTCACCAGAATTTTTAATGCCGCCGTCTGCAATAATTTTTACATCGCGATCTGTCTTGGCACATTCAAAAATGGTTTGGAGGCCCGGAAGGCCGTGGCCCGTCTGCACACGTGTAGAGCAAATTGAGCCGCCACCAATATTGCAACGAACAGAGTCGGCGCCCCAGTCTGCAAGATCATTAACGCCCTCTAGGGTGGCTACATTGCCGGCCATAATGTGGATAGAGTCGCCAAATGCGGCTCTAAGGGTTTCTATAGCTTCTTTCATTAAGATGTGGTGCCCGTGGGCAACATCCACACAAAAGAAGTCTACTCCCACGGCCTGTAATATTGCTGCTCTATTTAAAAAATTTTCAGACACTCCGACTGCAGCGCCAACCATTATTTTGTGAGAGGAGCATGAATCGCGAGCTATCGAAATATGGCGCGCTTGTTGTTCAATGGTGTTGTATCTGTGAATAATCGCAGTACCCCCATGCTTATCCATCGCTAAGGCCATAGCCGATTCGGAAATCGTATCCATGGGGGAAGCGATAATGGGCAAATTTAATTTTAAACCAACACCTAAGTTAACAGATAGATCAATATCTGTGCGCGTACGAATGTCAGAATATTGGGGTACCAACAACACATCATCGTAAGATAAACAATTTCTCTTCATGATGATTTCTTTGTTTTCTGTTTTTCGAGAGCGCGTTTATAGGACGGCGATCTCTCAGGCGTTATTTTTTGTGCCTTTTGTTCAGATTCCGACGGTGGTGGGGGGGGCGCTTCCTCAACCGGGGTGGCCGTGTTTCCAAAATATTGTTGAACAGTGACCATTGCGCTCTCTAGCTGGGCCAACTTCAAGGCCTCTGCTGCGACCTTCTCAGCTATACCTTCCTCGGCCGGCTGTTCTAAAAGATCTTTAATTATTGTATAAGATTCAATAGCCCTAGATTTAAGATATAGTGCCGATGATCGTACTATTTGTTGTGACATTATCTCTCCTTGTCAATAAAATTACGGATGTCTTTGGTCCTGTACCACGTCTTGTCGTTGGGTTCTTCCGGATCTCGCATGATCCTTATTTTTGGTTTTTGCGGAGTAGATGTTGTGCGCATCAAAGCAATGGTAGGGGTACCCTGAAAATTTAAAAGTTTCTCAATTTTGTGGCCATCCTCCAGATTAAAGGCGAAAAAATATAAATCAGAATACTTCTTGTCCTCCGATATATCATCATAATACTCTTTAAGATTGTGACACATTGGACATGTATTTGAATAAAATTTAATAATGCATGTTGCTGGGACTTTGGTCTCACCACTCATAATCTTCTTTAACGCTCTCTCTGAAAGTCTGTTAACTGCCATCTAAATACTCCTTTGCTTTTTTGATGCAACCCGGACAAAATAACCTAACTGTTTCTTGTCTTGTTACGACACGCCATGATTGTACCATGGCTTTGTCTTTTTTGTCAAATGATTCGTGGCACGCAGCGCATTTTTCTGGAAGATTTCCAAACTGAGAAATTTTTTCGGCTACATTCTTTGTTGCATCCTTTCCCATTTTCTTTTCTAAAACACGGCGCGTCTTGCGGTTCATCGATTTATTGCCCCAAACACCTGTTGCTGGTTGCCCCCATCAAACACAACGACCGCTGATGGGAATGGGGCGCTATTTTGGCTATCGCCAAACTTAAGTCTTCCTTTAACAAAATACACTTCCGATGCCTTCATAACATATTCATGCCAATACTTGGTATCGGGGCGCGCAGGAATCAACATTACAACCCGGGTATTTTTCTTTTGAGACTCAATGTAACCCTTTTTGATCCACTTATCAATGCCACGACCATAAGGCGGATTAACAAACAGCCTAAACCCTTCCCAATCTTTAGTTAAGCCGTCTTCAACTTCTGTAAAAAAGTTGGCGCACTTGGTATTTGCCGGATTGGCACACGGGTCTAAATCAAAGGGCCCAAAGCGCCAATTTAACTTCTCAAAAAAATCTTGGGGAGTGGACCACTCACCGCTCTTTGACGAAAACATTACTAATTTGGTATTGCTATCCATCTGTGCTCCCTAGCGCGCCTTCTCCCCTTTCACTAATAGTAATCGGATATGAATAAAGGGTTGACTCTGATATCTCTACTGGTCTAAAATGAACGACCGGGATCAACACAAGCTGTGCAATCTTATCGCCGGGAGCAAGCACCTGGCTCTCTACACCCACGTTATGAAGGTTTACAAAAACCTCCCCTTCGTAACCAGAATCAATAACGCACGCACCCACAAGTAAATGTCGTTTAGAAGCTATGCTTGAACGATTCTTTACCTCCAGCATATAGCCATGTGGAATCGCAAATTTCAAGCCTGTCGGTATTACACGACTGGTGTTGGGTGACATGTGGATCTTTGTGTGTGGGCTCTCCGGGGAGTAATGCACATCTAATCCTGCGTCTGATGGGTTGGCCCGGGTTGGCGTGTGCGCCCATGGGTGCACCTTTGCGTACTCAACTATCATCAGGCGCGCCACCGGAAATTAGCGTGAAGTTTTCAACAACCTCGTCAATATTATACTTTTGCTTAAAAAGACGATATGCCTTTACAGCTGCTCGGATTTCGTCTGTGTTGAGCCATCCGTTTTCCCGAAACTCTGAGCGTAGTTCACGCTTTTGCTCCTGATAAGGTTCGATGCAGTCTTCAATAGCGGATAGGGAGCGAATATACTCCTTAACGTATTGCTTTTTTTCTTCGTATGTTGTGGCCATTAAGCCCTCCTTGTTTACATATAAAATATAACATTACCA